GAATGAGGATTAAACCATGAGAAATCAGATTGAATTACCGCTTTACCATGAACCATGTATCAACCACATGGCTATCGTAATGGCTAACCAAGATATTGCGTCAGGTTATTGGGATAACTGGGATAGTGCCTATGAATCAAACTGGGACATCTTGGAAGATGAAATAAAGGATATGAAAGATGAGTAGGATTAGAACCATAGCCTTAGAGAAAAAGGTTGAGGAATTAGAGGCAGAGGTAGAGAGACTTGTTACAGTGTGCGACTTTCTATCCAATGCAGTTTTAAACATACATGAATTGATAGCAAGACAAGAGGAGAATAAAGATGATTAGTTGGTTTTTTTGGGAGCGGTTGCTCACCATTGAGTTACGGAACGGAGTAGGGTTTGACTTGGAATTTGTTGACAGCCGACCAGTATGGGCGTTTAATAGCCTTACCGACACACAATCGGCAATGTCATTTGAGGGTATCATTGCCCTAGTACCTTTCTTTATGATTAGTTTTGGTAGGGTATACGCTGAACTGGAGGACGAATAATGGGCAGGGTAAGCGAAGAAATGGTAGGGTATGAACACGATGGTTGGTGCGAGATAGATAGAGCAGTAATGACTGACGAGCTAACGGAGTATGAGCTTATGAACATGACGCTACTCCAAGCGAGACAGGAGCTTCAGGATTCAATAGTGGAGCGGTATCGACAGTACACCAACGCTGAAATTAAGAAGGAATACGAAGGAGTATTTGGAAGTGAGTAGATGCAAAGCGTGTGACACCATATTGACGGAAGGTGAGCTAGGTANAATTGATAGGTACTCAGGACTACATTTGGACTTGTGCGGAGAGTGTCATAGGATTTCAGACGATGCTTTAGAGGGCAACTGGTCGGAGACTGAGGGAGAAATTGTAATTATTTCTGACAAGGAGGTTGACATTCGCTGAGAACATGGTATAATATACTTATGTACTAAGGAATCACTTGGATTAATTATTAAATAATATCCTAATGACACTTTAGTAACCAATTTAAGACGTATCGTAAAATAATTTAAACCAAAATGAGGTAATATGTTATGGCAGTATTAGAAGGTAATGTAGCGTTCGCTAACCTTGACGAACACGAAGTATATCAGGGTCAATCAACAGGTAAGTATTCGCTAGTGTTGAGTTTGGAAGGTGCAGATGCAGATATGTTAGCAGAAAAGGGTGTCAAGCTACGCGAGTACGAAGGCACTAAGCAACGTAAGTTTGCATCTAAGTTTGATGTGCCTATGTTTGATGCCGAGGGTATGGATTGGCGAGGTCGCTTGACGCGAGGCTCTAAGGTTCGCATTCAGTATCAAGAAGGTGACGAGCATCCTGTACATGGGGTGTCAACCTACCTAAACAAAGTCAAGGTGCTTGAACTGGCTGAGACAGAAGATAGTGGTGGAGACTTCTAGTGAGTGATGACTCTCACTTTGTTCAACATGAGCCATGCCCTGCGTGTGGCTCTGAGGACAACTTGGCAAGGTATTCTGATGGACACGCGACCTGCTTCACGGCAGGTTGTAACCACTACGAACACGCTGATGGCAGAGTTGTCACAGAAAGTAAACCAACACAGATTAGGAAATTAGAAATGAGCGGTGTAATAGCTTCAATCCCTGACAGACGTATCTCTCAGCAGACCAGTAAGAAGTTTGGGGTCACGGTTGAGTACGATACCAACGGTCAGATTGTCAAGCACCACTATCCCTACTTTGATAAGGACAACGGCAGACAGATAGGTTCTAAGTGTCGAGTAGTAGAGAACAAGAACTTCTATGCAAGTGGTTCTTTCGAGAACGCAGGGTTGTTCGGTCAACAGGCGTTCAGGGGTGGCGGTAAATATATAACCATAACCGAGGGCGAAGCAGATGCCCTTGCAGTACACGAAATGTTTGACGGTAAGTACCCTGTTGTTTCTATACGTTCGGGTGCGGCAGGTGCAGGTAAGGACATCAAGGCAAACTTGGAATGGCTTGAGTCATTTGAGAATGTAGTTATCTGTTTCGATAGCGACAAGGCAGGTCAGGATGGAGCTAGGGCGGTGTTGGATTTATTCTCGCCCAACAAGGCAAAGAATGTGGTACTAACTAGCAAAGACGCAGGTGAAATGCTGAAGGAACGCAAGATTCAGATGTTCACTAAGGAGTGGTGGAATGCTAAGGTGTACAGACCTGACGGAATTGTATCTGGCTTAGACACTTGGGATATGATACAGGCACAGAAGGATGTGAAGTCTATACCCTATCCTTGGGCTTGTTTGAATGAGTTTACCTACGGCTTTAGACCTAGAGAGTTAGTAACAATAACCAGTGGTTCGGGCATGGGTAAGTCTCAGATTGTTAGGGAGTTAGAACACTACCTACTCAACGCAACGGAGGACAACATTGGAATCCTAGCGTTGGAAGAAGATGTGCCCAAGACTACCTATGGTATTATGAGCATCGAGGCTAACAAACTCTTACATATACCACAGGTAAAGGAGAAGTTGGGAGAAGGAGAGGAGCGTAAGTATTGGGAGAAAACATTTGGTCTAGGTCGGATTCAATTACTAGACCACTTTGGGAGTACAAGCGAGGATGATTTGCTAGGACGCATACGCTACATGGCTAAAGGTCTGGACTGTAAGTGGATTATACTAGACCACCTTAGTATCGTAGTGTCAGACCAAGCGCAAGGTGACGAGCGTAAAGCGATTGACAGTATTATGACTAACCTACGCAAGATTGTACAGGAGACAGGCGTTGGGTTGTTCTTAGTGTCGCACCTACGCAGACCATCAGGCAAGGCACATGAAGATGGCGGTCAGATTAGCTTGGCAGAGTTACGAGGTTCTGCGGCAATAGCACAGCTATCGGACATGGTGATTGGCTTGGAGCGTGAACAGCAACACAAAGACCCTGTGGTACGGAACACCACAACTGTTCGGGTACTTAAGAACAGGTTTGTAGGGTTGACAGGAGCGGCTTGTTATCTGCAATATGATGCAGACACAGGACGCATGACGGAAACAACCTGCCCTGTGGCAACGGACGAGGCTCAGTTCTAATGAAACAGATAGTCTTTGATATAGAAGCTAACGGTCTACAGCCTACAAAGGTTTGGGTTATCGTTGCCTCTGAGCTAGACAGTCAGGAGACAAGAGAGTTCTCTGGCGATACGCTCAAGGATTTCAATAGCTATATCAAAAGTTTTAGCGACTGTGAAGTGATAGGTCACAACATAATCGGCTATGACATACCAGTGCTAGAGCGACTATTAGGTACGGATTTCAGCGGTTGTAAAGTAACGGACACATTAGTATTATCCAGACTAGCTGACCCACAAAGGGAAGGTGGTCACTCACTTGAAAGTTGGGGGTTGCGCTTAGGCTTCCCCAAAGGAGAGCATAATGATTGGGAACAATTTTCTCAGGATATGGTGGATTACTGTAAGCAAGATGTACTTGTTAATGTCAAAGTGTTTCAGGCATTACGAGGTGTATTGGCAGGTTTTAGAGGCGAATGCGTTAGCCTTGAGCATAGCGTACAAGCTATCATCCAAGACCAAATCAACAACGGTTGGTTGCTAGACCAAGAACACGCATTCATATTATTAGCAAAATTGAAGGAGAAAAAGTATGACCTTGAAGAAGAAGTACATTCAAATTTCAAACCGTTGGCAACCTTTATTAAGGAAGTCACACCCAAGTATAAGAAAGATGGCTCGTTATCTGTGGTCGGGCTTAAGTTCCTTGGCGAACAATGGGAAATCGCGCAGGGTAAGTTCAGCCGCATAGACTACCCTGAGTTTAACCTTGGCTCTCGACAGCAGATTGGTAGATACCTACAATACTTTGGTTGGAAACCTAAGAAGTTCACAGAGAAGGGACACGTTATTGTGGACGAGGCTATACTGTCTGAGGTCGAGGGCATACCAGAGGCGGCTATGATAGCTGAGTACCTGATGGTACAGAAGCGCATGGCACAGATTCAGAGTTGGCTAAATGCTGTCGAGGACGATGGCAGGGTACATGGATTCGTAAACTCTAATGGTGCGGTGACAGGACGCATGACGCATTCCTCACCTAACCTTGCCCAATGCCCTAGCGTTGGCGCAGAGTACGGCAAGGAGTGTAGAGAGTGTTGGATTGTACCAAAGGGTTATAAGGTTGTGGGCATTGATGCTTCAGGTTTGGAGTTGAGAATGTTGGCACATTACATGAACGATGAGGGGTATACCAATGAAATTCTCAATGGAGACATTCATACAGCAAACCAACTTGCTTGCGGAGTTGACACAAGAAGTCAAGCGAAAACTTTTATCTACGCATTCCTTTATGGAGCAGGTGATGACAAAATCGGAAGTATCGTTGGAGGAGGGAGTGGGATTGGTCGAAAACTTAAGAGCCAATTCCTTGAGAATACGCCAACTCTTAGAGAGCTACGAGAACGAGTTAGCATGGCAAGTAGACGAGGCTATCTTTATGCACTGGATGGGCGAAGGGTCAAAGTACGCTCAGAACACGCGGCACTAAACACCCTACTACAGTCAGCAGGTGCAGTGGTAATGAAGAAAGCCCTGTGCCTAGTTGACGAGTACGCTAAGAAGTGGGGCATAGACTACAAGTTCGTAGCCAATGTCCACGATGAGATACAAGCGGAAGTGAAAGAGGAACAGGCAGAGAAGTTTGGTCAACTAGCGGTGTCATGTATGGAAGCCGCAGGTATACACTTCAAACTTAACTGCCCCCTAGCAGGTGAATTTAAAATAGGAGAT